CCGCCTGGGGCACCACCGCCGCCTGGGGCACCACCGCCGCCTGGGGCACCACCGCCGCCTGGGGCACCACCGCCGCCTGGGGCACCACCGCCGCCTGGGGCACCACCGCCGCCTGGAGCACCTTGACCACCGTCCGGTGTTGCTGGTGTAGGTGGAGTGGATGCTTCTTTATCATCCATCGTTACATCTTTTGGAAACTCCAATTTGTACTTTGGAAAATCAGCAATCAAACTATCAATGATATCAACTGCTGATTTGGCCTCGGGTACTTTACGCAATCCATCTATCAATTCGGATGTAGATTTTCCTTTTACTTTAAAGGTTTTAGCAACATCTTTGATATATGTGGTAATTTCTTTACCGATATTCTTCTTAAGATTTTCAACAGCGGCTTGTTGATTTCCGGTCAACTTGTCTGGATTAACTGGAGGGTTACCGGGAAGCACTGGAGGAACAGCGCCTGGAGGAGCCTGTTCTGCTTCGGTCAATACTTTACTAATAATATCAGAAAGTTTCAATGATTCTTTAATAACCGGTGGTTTTCCGGAAGCACCAACTGATGCTGCATTTCCGATTGCACCACCTGCAGCAGCACCAACGCCGGTTGCTACACCCTGTGTTACACCCAAATAAACATTATTAAATGCTTGAGTTGCTGCTTGTACATCATGATTAGCAGCCAACACTGCATCATAGTTTTGAAAAGCATTGACAAGTTTTGTATTATTAGGATCAGTAGCAATTTGATTGATAACTTTTTTGATTTCGGCTAACTGTTGTGGGATTTTATTTAAAATCTGTTCAGCACCAGCTTGATTGCCTGTTCTAAAAACGTTCCATGCCTGTTCACTCAACTTATTAACATTATCTGACATTGATTGAATATATGCAGCATTTTCTGGGCTGGTGACTATATCCATATTGATGGCCTTACCGCTGGACCAACTCTGACCATTGAATCCCTGAAATATGGTACCTTTATTTGAAATACCACCAACCATGTGTTGTTCATAATTGGTATATAACTTCAATTTTTCATGTACCCATCCTTTACCAGTTGCATCTTGTACTTTAGAAATAATATCTTGGTGAATAGTAGCTGGTTGAGGAACTTTGATCAGATTATCAAAAATTGGTCCAATCATTGCACTGAATACTTTACCGGTGAGCCATCCAACGGCCGCTGCTTTTAATGCACCACCAACTGCGGTTGATGCACTTTCACCTTTCAACAAACCAAGACCTGTACGTAAAATAAATGCAACAGCACCGGTCAACATTGGAATACTTGAAGCGGTCAATGCACCAATACCAAGAGGACCAACACCCAAACCAATTGCAAATGTCATCAACGCAATAATAACACCTGATTTTGCAGGATTTTGTTTTGCGTATTCGCCCAAACCATCGACAGTTTTTATAATATAAGATGTTTCTTTTCCATCCTTATCCAATTTAGATAACTTATCACGAAGAGCTTTCTTTTTCTCTTCAAACATTCTATCAAAATCTTGAACCGGTTTAGTATTTTGAATCTTCTTCCATTGTGCATCAAATAATGAATTTAATGTAGAATTAAACTTTTCAATACCACCAAGAGCAGCAACAGCTGCACCTGTTAAACCGTAAAGAGGAATATTTATACCCGACAATGTAGTAAGAGCAAGACCACCAGCAATTTGTTTTCCCTTTTGAAATGTACCTGCCAAAATTCCACTCTTTTTCAAATCTACAAGGCCGATTTTATTAGGAAGAGTAGGATCAAATGTCTTTAACTGAGCAAGATAGTCACCAAGACTACGTGTAAAATTCTTGTTTCTGGAATCAATGTATGTTTTCTGATATGCACCTTTTACTGGTCCGCCCAACTTACTCTGAATAAACTTTCCAGCAGAACCAAATCCTCCCGCACCTGCAAGATTACCTACAGCATTTAATGCACCACGGCCAAATCCCGCTACTTTGGCAGCAAATTGATCACCAAACTTTTCTTTTAAAATCTGATCGGTAATTTCTTCAGATTGCAACTCCAACATTAATTTCTTTTGAGCATTAATACCGTCACGATAATACTCAAAAAACTCTTTGGTTCTATCGCCAAAGAGTGATTCGTATTGGTCAAAAAATTGTACTTCTTCGTTTAATAGTTCTTTGAAATACAAATTCTCAATGAGAAGTCTGGTATCGGTGGTCATATATTATTTTACTTCTGAAATTATATCGTGAATGATGCTTTCAATTTTTGCATACTTGTTGACAATATTTGGTGTCACAGATTCGTTCAATGCACCACTTGGAAACAAAAATGCACCTCTGGTTGATGGATTGCTAACAAAGTCAAATGCAATCAATTCAAAGTCGTCTTGTACTTCATCAGCATTTTCTCTTACGTTCTTACGTACACTTCCAAGACCACGACTACTGATGCCCAATTTGATACCGGCCTTGAACAATGCCTTAAGAATGTTACCACTTGGTGTAGGAAGAATTTCAACCTTACCAACCAAGTCATCACCATTCCACATCATTTCAACAACATTGTGGCTTACATTTTGTAGATTAACAACGCTACTATCTGGATGATCCAATTCACCCAAAGCACGTCTCTCCTTGACAAAGTTGTCGTCGTACTTCTTGACTTCACGCTCCAAGATATCTTTTGGATACACACGTCCATTTTGGTTCTTAGCGTTTGCACGTTGAAGAACACCTTGAACGATCATTGGTTTTGATGGATCTTCATTTGCTTCATTGAGCATTCCACCAATTGGTTCGAAAAAGATCCAACCTGTTTGTACTGTTTTATCCATAATTAAGCTGTTTTTGTTTGTTGTGGTTGTGCCTGAGGTTTTGGAGCAGGAGTAACCGATTGTACAACTGCCTGACCGGCTGGAGTGGTTGCCTTAGTTCCTGGCTCTGCTGTCTTTGGTTCCTTTGGTTTCTTAATCTTCAAAGGTTCTCCCTGACCAAGAATTGTGATCTTGAAGCCTGGCTTCAAAAAGTATTCTTTGTCATCTTCATCTCTGAGAATCACAACATAACGATCATAAAAGTAGTCAAGACTGGTACTAGTGACTGAAATTTCATAGTCACGAACTGGTTGACCATATCCCTTGGATGCTTGAATAGAAACCTTCTTATTCAAAACACGGTTGTTCAAATTACGAAGAAATGCAGCTTTTGATTCTGCTGTGGTTCTTGCAATTTTGGCTTCAAAATCAGAAAAGTCAGAACTCACATTGTAGTCTACAGATGTAGATGGCAATGGTTGACCACCAGCAGTGGATGTACCAAAATGCTGTGGAGCACCTTCATCTTCAGTAATAAGTTTTACGAGTGAAATCATATTATTGTAATTTTCTAAGTTTCATACCAATTGACTTCAATCTTGCTTTGATTTCAGCAATTCTACCTGATGTACGCTTCCAAAGTTCTTCGTTTGGTACGTTCATTTCGGTTTTGAGTCTTTGATTGACACTCATTAAAAAGTCAACTTCTCTGAGCATCTTTGTAATTTCTTGAGTAATCAAAGATACTTTGTAGGAATGTCTCTTGGGATTTTCTTTCAAACGAGCATAACGTGAGACTGCTTCATTCAACTTCTTTTCGTTTTCGTCTAGTGCATCAAGATCTTTTTGAAGTTTTTCAACTCCCTTTTTCCAAACCATCTTTTTCTTTGCTTTCGTTTCAAAGTCAGCATCATTCTTACCGGGATGTTTATCTGCCCAGTCAGGAACACCATCGCCATCAGCGTCGGGTTTCTTTTTCTTCTTGTGATCTTTCTTTTCGTCAATTTCCTTTGCAACCGTTGAACCAGGCATTTGTTTTAATGTGGCATCAGTTGCTTTCTTTCCATGACTACCACCACCTGCAAATGCATTTTTTGTAGCAAATCCAGCAACTGCACCGGTACCGGTCATTTCCTCAAGTTCTTTTTTAATAAGATTCTTGATGAGTTCTTTTAGTTCGGCTTCTTCTTCGCCGGTGATAAGATCTGGGGTTTTTGGCTTTTTATCTTTACTCATATTATTTCAAATTGTTAAGTTCCTTTACCAATTCATACGACAACAATAGAGCCATAATATGATTGTCTTTTACAACAGTGGTTGGTTTTACTTTTTCCAACACATTTACAATTTCAGACAACTTAATTGCAACGACCTGATTGTCTTGAATCTTTGACTTTGAACTAGAAATTAGTTTCTTGATCTTTTCAATTTCTTCACACACATATTTAGACAACGAATTTGTGTTAGAAATGTTCAAAATATACTCACGTATAAGCTTCTTTTGATTTTCATCAAAGTCCTTATACTTGGTATTCAATCCTTCCAATAACAACTTATATGCCAACAAACGAATGTCTTCACTTTGTTGTTTGTAGTATTCAAGGAGATTTTCTTCAGTGTCAGACTTCTTACTTACGGTGCTGCACAAACACTCAATAATAGACTCTCTGGACTGAAGAACCTCCTTGACATCAAACTTTGAAGCGGTCTTGTTTTCAAAAATCTTGTATATCGAAGCTAAAATACGATAATTTTTGATATTTCCCTTCAAAAAGCTATCAATTGGATACAATTCTTTAATCTCACTGATAAGATCGTACTTTTGTTGTGCTAACTTTTTGTTATCTAGTTGGGCTCTCGACTCAAGAACAACACCAATCATTCGATCAGCGTGTGATGTGTCTCTAGCTTTTTCGTTCAACAAGAAATTATAAAGTTGGTATTCTTTTCCCAATTCTGTGTTCTCAGAAAAATACTTAAACAAAATTTGTTTTGCAGCAGATTCGTCTTTACCACCAATGATATCAGCAGTAATTTGACGGGTCAGCAACTCAAACAAAATTCCTGTATTTTTGAACTTTGAATGCTTCGATTTGTGCATATTAGTAGTTATAATTTATAAATATATTAATTTTTGATAAAACTCCCATATTTGTATTATTCCAATATATTCGTTTCATCCATCATGGATTTATTGTTATTTTCCGACAATAGTTCCTGTCTCTCTTGCTTCGTGGACTTCAAATAAGAATCCAATTTAGGAACCAAATCTTTAGAAATGCTTTCAAGGCTAAATACCGATCCTCCAGCATACTTGTGAGTGATCGACATATCGGATTTAATTGATCGATTATTCTCCAATCGCCCAGTAGGATCTTCTCCAAACGGATAGTTTGATGCCTTCTTCAATCCCTTTTGAGAAGGTCTTTCATAGTCTGGTTTAGCCTTTTCCTTCAATGTAGGAGCACCAGCTTCACCTCCAGCTTCAGCACCACCCGTTTCAGTACCTCCACCACCGCCTCCACCTCCACCAGTAGATTCGCCCTCAGGACTGACCTTTTGGAATGATTTTGCAGGGTCATTACCTTCTTCTTCAATCTGTTTGAAACGATATGTTTGCTTAGAATCATCAACAATATCATTTCTCAAAGCAGAAGCATCATCATCCGACATATTGAAAACTTCACGATATACCCACTTCTTGCTAAACAACTTGTTTTCAATCATGTCTTTAGCAACATTAACCTTGTCACCCCAAATAGAGATCTTTTCCTTTTCAAAGACAGTGGATGGATTGGTCAATTCCAAACTAAAATCCACCAAACTAGCATCTCTATAACCTTGAGCATACAAATGAACAATACCAATCTTGGTCAACTCACTAATAATAATACGTTGAATACGTTCAATAGTACGTGAAAAACGTACATCTTCTTGTGCCAACGTAGCTTTACCACTCAAATCTTCATCATAACTCAAGAACGCCTTAGGAATCTTGAGAGCTGCCATCATCTTCTTACGAAGATATTCAATATCGTCTGTACCAGTAAATTCCATACCACTCAACGATTCGATGCTGGTACCGCTATCACCACCACGAACTGGCAAATAAAAGTCTTCTACCATGTTCTGAAGATTGAAACGTAGGTTGTAATCACCAGTCTTTTCATCGACATAAGGAACCTTCTTGGTCTTGGCAATCAACTTCTCCATGTAAGAATCAATTTCATTGGGAGGAATGTTACCAACGTCAATCTTGAAAATACGTTTTTCAGGAGCACGCATGATACGATGAATCAACATTGCGTCTTCCATCAAACTCAATTGCTTCCAAACACGACGAGCACCTTCCAACATACTCTTACCATAAGGAAGGAAGTTACTGTCACTCAACAAACGAAAATGTGCTACCTGATAGTTTTCCAAATCTTCTACCTTACCACCGTCTGGTAGATTCACTTGAAACTTGATATAGTTTTTGTTGTACAAGTCACTGTTTTCAACACGGGTAACATTATAAGCACTGATTGGTTCAATCATGTATACGCCGTATTCTGGACTGACATAAAGACGAAGATAAAAATCTCCGTACTTACACATGTTACGAACATAACTCCAAAGGTTAAATTCGATATTCATGATATCATAATACAAATTGCGTAGAATTTGTTTGATGTTATCATCTGGAGTGTTGATAACCAAAACGTCACCCAACTCATTACGAGTAAGTGATTCATCAGCATAAATGTCAAGAGCAGAACTTAGAATAGGATCCATGTCCATTGTATCATAATCTCTGAAGAGTTCGATACGAGCTGCTTGATAACTGAGGGTAAAATCTCTACTATATTGATTGTACGCAGAAGTACGAATACGGTTGAAACGATCACGAAGTGTATTACGATCTGTTGCGTATGCTACTTCGTCAGTATCTACTACTTTTAACTTTTTACCACCAACGTTACGTACAATAACGTCTGTGGAAAAGAGTCTCTTAAGACGAGCAAATAGTGATCTACTCTTTAAATCGGTCGGTTGATCTGCCATACAAGTTTATTATTTTCTGGTAAATAAATAGTGAAAGAGTATTATAATAACCACGTTAAATCCTCTTTTTGATCTTTTAACCCCGTGGGCATTTCCCATGATTGATGGGCTGCTGCTTGTTTAGATGAATAAATTGGAGCAGATTGTGTTTCTGATCTATTGATACTTCCCAACATGTTTCGAGTGAGATCAATGGACTGTTGACGTAGTTTCAACGCGGTATCACGAACCCACAATCCAATTGCAAATGCCATTACCAAGTCGTCATTATAGTTTCTCATGGCTTCTGCCTTACCATTATTCCAAATGAACGTATATAGTTCATCAAGAATTCGGGTAGATTGTACATTGATAGCTTTTTCACGCATATAGGTTTCCAATCGTGAAATGATCAATTGTCTAGTTACTGATGTAGTAGTAAAACCCGGAGTCATCTTCTTTTCAGAAGAATGAATACGATTCGTCATTTGATGTTCCACATCCACATACTTCAAATCAGCACTACTATAAAATAAATTGGCATACTTACGGTCAAGTGCCTGTTGAATTGCACCCCAACCAATATTCATATTTTCAATAACCAATAACGCATTATTGTATTCTGTAGCAACATTAACTAACATGTTACCGTAATCCTTGGTACTTACCTGTCCTTTATACTCAGCAACTTGAGTGAAACTTTCTACGTCAATCACGTGAAACGCACTATAGTCAGCACCATCGCCACGAGCAACGTCCGCTGCTAACAAATATGATCGGGTATAATCAGGATATTCCCAAATCCAATATGACTTGTCCATTCCTCTGGTTTCGACTGGAGGACGCACCTTTGATTGTTTATAAAAATCAAGAATAGGAACGTCAATAACTGTGTTACCTGATGTAGCAAAGTCACAATCACATTCTTGGGCTGCCATTTTGGGTCCAAGAAGTTTTGTTTGTTCATCTCTCCAAGTTTGATCACGTTCTGGATGCAAATACCATGGAAGTTTGATGGTATGAAACTTATTCTTCTTTGCATCAGCTTCAACCCATGTTTTATGAAAGAAATTACCTACACCATTTGGAGTAGACAACACAATAGCTTTACCACCAGTTGACAACGTAGATTGTGCAGAAGTCCAAATTTCATCGATGTTGTCAATGAATGCAGCTTCGTCAATAATCAACATTGATAGTGCAGCAGAACGACCTGCTGTACCAGATGATGATACTGCTTTGATTTGGGATCCGTTTTTTAATCGTAGTGACAAACGATTATCTTCAACACATGGAACTTTCAACCAACTTGGAAGATTGTCATTTGCAAAACGAACACGGGTAACAATTTCTTTTGAAGTTTCTTGGGTAATACTGATACACAGAATGTTTTTATCACTATGAAATATCATCATCCACAAACTATACGCACTACTCAATGTAGTAATACCCAACTGTCTACTCTTGAGAATAATGTTATAATCGTTATCAATCAACTCCTGAAGAGCCGTATCTTGAAATGGATACAACTCAAATGGAATGGTACCACGTTTAGGATGTTGAATTTTCACATACTTCTTCATGAAGTACATGGGATTTTCAAGACACTTTTTATATTCGGCCTTGATGATATCTCTCAATGATTTCTCATTCGACATGATTTAACTTCTCCAATTTTTGTTCAATTTTGACGATCTGTTTATCAATCTTTTTGAGATCCTTACCCAGATCTTTCAAAATGTTTTCACGACGTTCAATCGTCCATTCGTCCGATGTTCCATCACCGTTTGGAAACGAAATCTTTTCGTGTGTAGATACAAAATCAAAACTCTCTTGAACTTTGATTCGAAACTCTTTGGCCTGACTCAATTGATTCTGAAGCAACTTCTTTTGTTCATAATCATCATATTTGCCTTCCAATCGTAGTTTGCTTTCAAACTTCGCCACACATTCTTGACAACGACCGGTCTTATTGAAAAAGATTTGATCGTATCTATTTCCCCACCGAATATCCATATTACAGTCTTTACAGATCTGTTTAGTGGCTTCGATTACTGAACTATTAACTTGGTTGACAGCTCTCTTTGATCCGTTCTTCTTGATCCACTTTCTTCCATTTGCGTCAATCCAAACTTCGCCTTCTTTACGACTTGCAAAATCTGAATCTGCTGTATAACCTACTTGAATAAAAGGACGTTCACCGTTTAGATAGTCCCTGACAATTGCCAAATTACTTTTTCCTGATGCTTTTTTCATAACTTTTTATTTTGATTTATACTTCGAACGTATCATTAAATACTGTGATGGCTTTGGAATATGACTTTTTTGTTTCATCCAATGGATTATCTGTATATTGCCAATTCCAAAATAGTTCAGAGGGAGTCTGAAATCCGTAAAACTCTAACATCTCTTTTTGTGTTTTAATTACATCTTTACCATTCCAATTTTGACCCAAAGCAATAACTCCAGAATCAACATTTTTGATAATATCAGATTCACCCAAAGTGGTGCGTCTATTCTCAATCCATGTTAATCTTTCAATCAACTTTTGATGTACACTGTTGGTTTGACCCCAACGGAT